AGAATAGCGGGTGTTACTGAAGTGATGGGCGGAGCAGAAGAATTTGGCGAAGAGGTTTTACGCGAAGTTAATAAAACAGGTATTGTAGATCAAGCAAGACAACAGTTACCTACCAATCAACAATTTCAAGGTCTTATAGATCAATTGCCTACAAGACCATCTAGTTTAAACCTAAACATCCCCGACATACAGCCAATAGCAAATGCACCTACCCAAGCTCCTATGAGTAGAAGTTTATTAGGCGGTTCAATTGCCAATGAAGATATTGCTGCCAGAATGAACGCTAATCGAGGCGGATTAGTTTCCAAAAGAAGTGCAATAGACCAAGAAATAGCTGAGTTAATGGCACGCGCTTAATCATCAAAGAAGTTAGGATCAATAGCAACAATTCTCTTCATAGGCCGTCCAGTGGTCTTAATCCGAACATCCTTCTCTTGAATTTCACCTGCATTCATTAAACGATTAATAATCTCTTTGACTTCAAATGATTTCATTGATCTGAATATCTCACGCCTGTCTATGTCTCTACGACTGATACCAATTTCTCCTTGCGTTCTAATGAAACTAAGCACTTGTTTGATACGGCTTTCAGTTTCAGAACCCGCTACCTTATCTTCACAAGTTTGCACCATCATTTGATCGTAATAGTAAATGTAATCAATCGCCCACTTGGTTATATCACCTGTAATCATTTTGGATAGTGGGTTATCTGCTAATTGGCAGATCAAAGCTAAACGCATGGCTTTTTCACGTGTTCTAGAGAGCAACACTTCCAAGCCGTCTTTTTCTAATTTGTTTTGTTGCGCAATTAACTCATGAGCTAATGTGTTTAATAATTCTCTAGAGCTACTGTCAAATGTAATAATTCTTTGTTTAAAATCAATCTCCGAGTTATCTCTAGCAAGCTGTTCCATTTCTGTTTTTGTTTGTCTTACTTTTCTGACCCACTCACATATCTTATGGCTAGGCTCAACGTATGGAACCATTCTGCCGACTGTTCGTGGTAACTTTGACTCAACAACAATAAATCTATTTAGAAAGCCATCTACAATTCGACCTGTCGATAACGCACCGTAAAAGTTTCTCGGTACTGACATGCCAACCAATGTTATGCCTGGCTTTATGGTGGAGCGATCTATAGCCTCTTGCTGTTGTTTTACGGTCAATGTCATCAAAGAGTAGTTGTCTGGTCTAATCGTTCCATGACAGCGACCCCACGCCTCCATAAGCACTTGTAGAGCGTCTTCTTTGTTAGAGTTAGATGCTTTGGCTATACTTTCTAAGCGTTTACCAAATTCATCCATTACGGTTATATGTGTTGGCTTATGTCTGAGTAAAGAATAGACCGCGCCAGATGAGGTATAACCATCACCCGCCATAATGTCAGCATGACCAGAACAATCTAGAATTGATTCAATGGTGGTCTTAACATTCTCTTTACCCTGACCTGATTTGGCTATGCACATAAAATACATAGATGAAAAGTTATTCATATCGGTACGGTACATTCGACCTAATGCTACCGAGCCTAATGCTAATGAAGTCTGCATAGATAAAGCGGGTTGCTGTATCTGCGCAATAGATTCTGAATACTCAAAGATATCTTTGATGATACCTGGTGGATCATAGAGTGCTTCAGGCTTAGTCACTTTGTATTTCTTTTGTATGAAAGCAGGGGCTTGTTGGTTTTTACGTTCATGCGTTTTTAAAATAGAATTAACAGTCGTGGATACTTCTGATCTTGGTAACGGTGGTTTGTTTTGTTGATTCCATGATTGTACAAAGAACTCAACCATTTCAATATTAACACCTTTAGCAATCAAATTACCCGCCAATCTAGCAGCATTGTCATTACGACTGCCTGCCAACACTCCTTTCATGGAGAAAGGCGAAGTGATGGCCTTACCGTTTAATTTTTCAGCACCCGTAATCATTACCCAATGCTCTTTGGTTAGATTGGGTAAGTCACTGGTATTGTGCCAATCCCATCCGTCTATAAACTTGGGTTCATAAATAGCACCAGTAGCATGAATATTGTACGGTGCAATAATAAGACCGCCCACGCCTCTTATATCAATAAGCTTTGCGGGGTCTGATGTCTCGGTTCTACGCGCAACGTAGGTTGTGTAATTTTCAGGATTATTGTAGTAATAGTGCATACCCTTACCAGTAATACATTTACATGGCGTATTGGGTAAGTTCTCTTCCGCCCAGATACAGGCTTCTGGTGTATCAGCATCTACTACTATAAATTTACCGCAGATCAGTGCCACGACTAAATCGTCACGACCCCCGAACCATCGGGTAATATCTTCCGTTGTCGGTTGTTGCTCTTTATATTTCTGCCAACTGCCTAAATGTTTAGGCGGCACTTTATTGTGTCTTAATAAAGGTACAGGTGAATAACCCTCTTCAGCATACGCAAGAGCAAGCTCCAACGCAGAATCCTGCGCAGTGGCTTTTATGTTTAGCACTAACTTTGCTTTTCTTCTGCATCTATTGGTCCATAGATTGATTCAAAATCTAATTTTCCACCTGTTACTTGCATAATAACTTTAGCTTGTTGGATTGAAGGTTGACGCATACCATACCGCCAAGACTTAACCGTATCTGGTTTACTGTCAAAAAGTTCGGCAGCAGCTTCTGTGCCTAAAAATTCAATGTACTCTTTCAGGGTATATCTTTGCACTTCTTTCTCCTTAAATTCTGGTTCTAAGCCAGATGCGTATAATGACGTAAGTTCTTTTTTTCCAAGCTCAACTTGCCTGAAATAAAAATTCATCTTCCATTGGTGGTTGCTTTTTGCTTTGCTCATGTTACAATAAGTCCTTAGATTGATAAAAACCAAGTGTAACAGGGTTTTTTTTAATTTAAAAGAACTTTTAATCAAACAGGAGAAAGTAATGAGCGAATCTATTTTGAGTCGCATCAAAACTCCCAACGAACTAGTAGAGCAACAAGGTGCTAAATTGTTAATCTACGGAGCGTCAGGAGCAGGTAAAACCACTTCTCTCAAAACTGCACCAGGCAAGACTTTAGTGGTCAGTATGGAGAGTGGCTTATTATCTATCAAAAACTCTGATAACCTTCACGCTATTGAGGTTAAGGCAGCATCAGAGATTGAGGAAATAGCATCTATGCTAGAAAATGGCACGTTGAAATACGACACGGTATGCTTGGATAGCATCACCGAAATGTCAGAGATTCTATTAGCTCAAGAAAAAGCCAAGACGAAAGATCCACGCAGAGCTTATGGTGAAGTTATTGAAGTCATGATAAAAACCATGCGTAGATTTAGGGATTTACCCATCCATGTAGTCTTCATTGCAAAAGAACAAAGTATACGCGATGAGGCGACAGGGACGTTCCATTATCAACCGATGATGGTGGGTGCTAAGTTGCCAACACAGATACCTTACTTCTTTGATGAAGTATTATGTATGCGTGTTTTCGATGATGAAGACAAGGACGGTAAGAAAATTATCAGTCGTTGGTTTCAAACTCGGATTGGACAAGGTTACACAGCGAAAGACAGAAGTGGAAAGTTAGATGAGTTTGTAGCACCTAACTTAACCGATATTATTAAACAATTAGGATTTGCATCTGGAGGTGCTAAATGAGTGATTTTGACGGATTGAATATAAACATGGAAGAAGTAGAGAAAAGTTCAACGATTCCAGAAGGTGAGTACCCTTGCATTATAAAAGTGTGTGAAAAAACACTTTCAGCCGCAGGTAACAATTATTTGAAAGTTGAAGTAGATGTTACTGGCGAAAAGTATGCGGGTTGGAAATTGCGTTCAAATTTAAATCTTTGGTATCAACACACGGATCAAAATAAGCAAGATGAAATTCGTGGATACGCCAATAGAGATTTTGCACAGTTACTAAAAGCATGTAACTTTGATAAAGCACCAATAAATGCAATGGAACTGCAAGGTAAAGAATTAACGTGTAAAGTGGGTATTGAACCAGAGCGTGATGATAGTGGCTATGGTGACAGCAATAAGATTCTTCGATTTATAAAATCTGAGAATGTTTCTGCACCTAAAGAAGCAGGTATGCCACCTAGCATGAGCTAACTCCTAGACGGCTTGCTAGGGGTCGGTAGAGCTTTTTTTATCATTTTGTTTGCTCAACCTAGCATTTTTTTTGGAGAATATTATGAAACCAAAATCAGCTAAAGCCAAAGGCCGTAAACTCCAACAATGGATGAGAGATAAACTCATTGAACTCTTGGATATACATCCAGAGAATGTTAAATCAACATCAATGGGTGCTGGTGGTGAAGATGTGATTATGAGTAAAGAGGCAAGAGATGCCTTCCCTTATAGCATTGAGTGCAAGTGCCAGGAGTCTTTGAACATCTGGAAGGCTTACGATCAAGCATCTGCAAACTGCGGCAAGCATGAACCATTAGTTATCATCAAAAGAAATAGATCTAAAACTTTAGCTGTCGTAGAGGCTGAGTATTTTATTAAGCTGCATAAAGATTAATCAATTTATCTAAATACCATCTGGCTTTTTTTAGGTCTTCTACGCCATTCTTATTTTCATAACGCCATAAGTATTTCATGCAGCAGGCTTTTAGATGGCCTCTGAATTGTTCAGCACTCATACTCGCTTGGATTGCATCAATACATTCGATTGCATCTGAAATGTAATGATCTGGATTTATATTATCCTTGCTCATCAAAATCCAAAGTCACAATATTAGGACTGTTGTAAATGGTGGGTTTACCACCTTTCAAAATTTTGTTTATACCTTCTAAGTATTCATTCATATCTATCCAGGCTAAATCCATTTGCTTGTCGGTTATTTTAAATATCTTGCAAGCGTATGGTGGTTTCTTTTCTTGCGCCACAAAGACAAACTCTTTCACTTTGTATCCCGCAGCTTGTAAACCGCGTCTGTACCAAGACGCCTGTTGAAGATAACCGTACTTCAAAACTGATTCTTTGAAGGCATCAGGGCTGCAAGAAAACGTTGTTTTGTAATCAACCGCAATTATGTCGCTTGCTTCATAAATTCCTGATGGAGAACAGATAACATCTGGTCTGCATTTGCAAAGTACATCACCCTCGTACCAAAAGAAACTGGCTTCAGCGATCTTGCCATTGCCATTCAAATACATATTGCCTTCGTCAATCATGTTATCTCGCATAGCAAAAATATCATGATATTCTCTTTCTTTTATTACAATAAGACCGCGATCAATAAACTCTTGTTTTAGTTCTTTATTGGATTTGGTGTAGGGTGAGCCAACCACTACTGCAATTTGTTTATTAAACTCCTCTTCGCCTTCGACTAGCATGGCATGTGCTGCTGTACCGAAGTGCATCGCTGAAGTCGTTTCTTGCTCCACTTCTATAGCGTGAAGTTGAGATTCACCAAATTTACGGACGTAAGAAGAACTTACACCTACCTCAGAGTGATAAACCTCATTAGGAATATCATTGTAAACAAGAGCATCGCATCTTGGGGTAGATTCATACGCTTCTAGTTCTGGTATCTTTTTCATTTTTTTTACCTTTTATTTTGGTGTAATGAATTTCATCATGTTCTAATTTGTTTTTAATTAAATCCCTAATTTGAACCCAGGTGGGTTCTTTAGGGAACGTAAGATCAATTCTTATAATAGTTTTCATCAGAATGGAATCTCATCGTCAAGCTCAACTCTTTCAATTTCTGGCTCTGGCTCATTGGCTTTTTTGCCTAGCTCTTTTTGCATACCAAAGTAATCGCCTTCTTGAAGATTCAAGTGATACGATAAATTATCTTCTTCATCATATTCGAGCAGCAAAGTTTCTATGATATTTTTACTTAATAAAGGCTCAGGCCAATAATTAAACTTATTAAAAACAATTTGCATGTTTTCAGCCATAGATTTACGACTGTCATATCTTGGCTTGCCAATAGAAATCCAGTATTCAGTAATTGGTTTTAAGTCACTACCATGACGAAAACATAACTCAAACTCGGTTTGATCGTATGGTAAATAAAAAAACCCTTCTTGTTTTACACGTTGGAAGGGATAACAACGTATTGGATCACCGATTCCCATCTAACGCAGCTTCATACGCTTCTTCAAATAAAGCAGGATGATGATTTCTGACGTAACTAACAAAAGACATTATCCGATTAATTGATTTCCAATCTTGAAAAAAAGATTCGGTGTGATTCAAATCAAACGGTTCAAAAGCCACTGGCTTTTCTTTTTGCTTGACCGTTATTTTAGTACGATAAGATTCCACGTTTTGTTCAGCAAACTTCTGTATTTCGTCTTGCATTTTATTCTCCGAATAATTGAATGAATAATCATTGTAATGGAAATACTTGTGTTTGTAAACCTAACAGTTTATACTTTGTGTTTCATACATTAAAACTAGGAGAAAGAAGGTGGATAAAACAAAATATATATTAACGGTTGAATATGGTGATCCGAATTCCAATTTACCCTTGCGAACTTCAATAGGTATCTTTGAAGATAAAAAAGAAGCAGAAAAATTTAGAAAAGAAACTTATAAAGGAAGTAATTTTATCTGCACAGTATACCCTTTTCATGTACGAGGAGAATAGCCAATGAGATACATACATATCCTACCCATACCAATGAATGATAATGATTTCGATGAAGAGGGATTTATTCGTGGTGGTTTTTATAATTGGATTTTTGAACAGGCAGAATTAAAAAATATAATGTTTGATTATATAGAAGGTAGCAGGCCAGTCACTAAACATACCAGAGCTAGACCTAAAAAGGGAACGCTCTTACTTTGTCCAGAATGTAAAAAAACAAATAGAATATATAATTTTAGTTGGGCTGCTATTGTTTGTTTAAATTGTAG